GCCATGTAATCACCTCCCTTCTTTGCGTGGGTGTCCTCATTGTCTCGCTCAAGCTCGTAGGCAAGGAGGTGAAGTGATGGGAACCGTCAGCACTCACATTGAAGAAGGGGACGGTTTCAAAGTCCTGAGATACGGGCTCGGGAGCATCGTTCTCATCATCGGCTATCCCCAGTCGGAAAGCGACCTGATCGACGCGCGGAATGCCATCGCCAAACAGTTCGATTACGAAATCAGCATGAACGGGCGACGGCACGGCGGACATCGTTCCGTCCGCGCCGCCGTCGTGCCGGAGTCAGTCGTCGATCTCAACCAGCGACCACCACAGGGCGGCACGCGGATTGAGATAGATAAGAGACCCCTCGGGGACACCGAGGGCCCGACCTCGAACCGAGACCACGCCACCCGACGCGGCGGCGCTCTCCAATTCATCGAGAGTCTTCGACGGATACTCTTCTCCCGCTAAATCGACAAACCGTCGCTTATCGGCGGTCGTCTCAAACACGAGTCGATACGTCATTATTCTTCACCTCCTCTCATTGCTGGTAGTTACGCGATATCCAGCTTAGGGGAGGTGGGCCAACGCATAAATCAAGGAAAGGAAGTCCGGGATGCCCATAACAGCTGAAGGAGTGTGCACGGACGGCAATCCGGTGCCGTTGTGGGAGCGCGAGACGTTGACGCTGCCGCAGGCCGCGCAGGTGTTCAACATCGATTACGACGGCCTGCTGGTCGCGGTGAACCAGCGTGACGTCGATGTGTTTCGCCCGTTGAACAAGCGGGGGGAGCCCGGTCGCAGGCATGTGCGCAAGGAAGAGATGCGCCGTTACATCAAAACATTGGAGGAATAGATGGACTCCCATGATTACGGGCATCACGCCTCCGGATACAGGAAGGCCGATGGCGGCCCGTCGAAACGGTTCATGCGTCACCTGACGGTGCTGGCGGTCGTCCTCGTGGCCTGTCTGGTGTGGGTGATGACGCACGAGGCATGCCGCTACCCGTTGGGAAACGGCATCTGTTCGCTGGTCGCTTTCATTGGCGTGCCCATTCGCCTGATCTGCCTGCTCGAGGCCGAGGCGGGCGTCGAATAAGGACTTGCCGGGGTTCCTATTCTTTCCTTCCCCGGCAATCGACAAGGACAGTCGCTAACACCATCGCGTCGTACTCGGAGCAGCGGGTGCGGCGCATGTGGGGCCGGCGGGTTCGCCCCCGCTGGAGATCACGCGGTGTCATGTACGCGGGGCAAACAGCGGGATGCCGTTCGATTCGGCTCGGTCCACCCCCATATCCACCGACATCGAAGGCCCCTCATACGGGCCGGAAAGGAGAACCATGGCCGACGAAACAGAACCCGCGATGTTCGACGCGTTGGAAAAGGCGCTGATGCCGTTGAACAGCGCACGCCAGCTGGCCGAGCTCAGCGGCATCGGCGAATCCACGCTGGCCGAATGGCGCGGAACGCACACGGGACCCGCCTACGTGAAATCCGGCCGCCGCGTCCTCTACCCGAAGGAGGCCGTGCTCGGCTTCATGCGCGCCAACCTGCGCGAATGCAAGGAGGCCAGCGCATGACCGGCCAGCCGAACGACTACGAGCATCGCGCCGAGGGCGAGTCCACGTTCGAATGGCCGTTGGATTCCGCGGGGATGCGCATGAGCGCGGACGAACTATTGGACAGCCTGCTCGCCACCATCCAGCATCTCAACCGCACGGACGCATGGCCACTGACCATACTGCCGCCACGCTGGACGGACGTGATGGTCGACCGGGAACGCCGCCAGATCTCGGCGGTCTGCCTGTGGAAACGCAAACCAGTCAAAACCCATAAGGAGGAATAGATGTGCGAGCAAACCGAAACGGAAACCGAGCCCGAGGC